GACTGTTGACGAGTGGAAGCTCAAGGCATCGCGCCCGGATAATCACTGGCTGGACTGCCTCGTCGGCTGTGCGGCGGCGGCCTCGATGCAGGGGGCGGTGTTGCCGGGGACCGGCGAAGGGATGGCTCAGAAGAAGACTCGTATCAAGCTGTCGAAATTGCAGTCGAAGAGAGTTTCTTCAGGAAAAACGGAATGAGAGGGATAACAAATCGGGGCCTCGTGTGGATATAGAGAGTAAGGAGGCAATACTTGGCTGACAGTATCGACAACGCGATCAAGGACAGCGCCGCCGGACCAAAGCGCGCCAGCGGCGATTCGGGAAGCGTGGAGCAGCATTCGCTGCCCGACCAGATCGCTGCTGACAAGTATCTCGAGTCGAAGAAAGCAAGTCGCTCCAAGGGTCTGGGCATTAAGCTGGCGAAGATCTCACCAGGAGGGACCGCGTAATGTGGCCATTCCGCAAGAGAAGTATCCCGCAGCGCACCCTCCCAGCCGTGCTACGTGCACGCTATGACGCGGCGCAGACAACCGCTGATAACGCGCGCCACTGGGCGATGGCGGACGGCCTGAGCGCCGATGCCGCAACATCGGCGGACGTACGCAGGAAGTTGCGTGATCGCGCCAGATACGAGGTCGCGAATAACTCTTACGCGAAGGGCATCGTGCTGACGATTGCCAACGACACCATCGGGACAGGCCCAAGGCTCCAGTTGCTCTCCGACGACGACGACATCAATCGGCACGTTGAAGCGGCGTTCGCGGACTGGTCGAAGGCCATCGACCTCCCCGGCAAGCTCCGCACGATGCGGATGGCCAAGGCAACCGACGGCGAGACGTTCTCCCTGCTCACTGGAAACCTGATGATCGATTCGCCGGTGAAGCTCGACGTGCAACTCGTCGAGGCGGATCGCGTGGCGTCGCCGTTGCTCAACTTGCAGGCTACACCAAATGAGGTCGACGGCATCTTCCTTGATCCGTTCGGGAGACCCGCGACGTACTGCATCCTTCGGCAGCATCCCGGCAACCTCGGCGGTTGGGGCACTGCTTACGATCTGGTGGACGCCCAGGCGGTGATCCACTGGTTCCGCACGGACCGGCCCGGCCAGCATCGCGGCGTCCCTGAGATCACGCCGGCGCTTCCGCTGTTCGCGCAGTTGCGCCGCTACACACTGGCCGTGCTTGCGGCAGCCGAAACGGCTGCCGATTTCGCGGCGGTTCTCTTCACCGATTCCCCCGCCAACGGTGAGGCCCAGGCGCTTGAGCCGATGGATGTAGTCGAGCTCGAGAAGCGAATGGCGACGGTGCTGCCGGATGGCTGGCGACTGGGGCAGGTTGAGGCGCACCAGCCCACCACGACCTACAGCGAGTTCAAGCGAGAGATACTCAATGAGATCGCCCGCTGCCTCAACCTGCCCTACAACATCGCGGCGTGCAACTCGTCGGGCTACAATTACGCATCGGGGCGGCTCGACCACCAAACCTACTTCAAGTCGATCCGCGTCGAGCAGGCGCACTTGGGCGAGGTGGTTCTCGACCGCATCTTTGCCGCCTGGGTGGAGGAGGCGATGCTCCTGACCGAGTTCGCCTTCCTGCGCACGGCTCAGCAACGCGTGCCGCGCCAGTGGTTCTTCGACGGCACTGAGCACGTCGATCCGCTCAAGGAGGCCAACGCCCAGGCAAAACGCCTGGAGAGCAATACAACCACGCTCGCCGCCGAATACGCGCGGCAAGGCAAAGACTGGGAGACCGAACTCCGCCAGCGGGCCAAGGAGAATGAACTGATGGCCGAGCTGGGCCTGACAACGGAGACACATGATGCCGCTGCCTGAGAAACGCAAAGGCGAGAAGCACGACAAGTTCGTTCAGCGCTGCATGAGCGACGACGTGATGGTCCACGAGTTCCCGGATGCCGCCCAACGCCGGGCCTTGTGCGAAGCCCAATGGGAGAAGCCGAAGATGGCAAAGGCCAACACGCCTGACTACCTGACCTTCATCTGTCCGCTGACAGTCGAAGCCACCGGCGATGCCGAGAAGAGCAGGCCCACCTTCCGGATGGTCGCTTACACGGGCGGCCTGATGCGCATCACGGGCTTCCCGCATCCCGTCGTGGTCGACCTCGAGGGGCTGACCATCGACCGACAGGAGATACCGGTGCGACTCGATCACAACCCGCGCCAGGGAGTCGGCCACACGCAGCGGGTCGCCATCGAGGGTGGCCAAGTCGTCGCCGAGGGCGTCATCAGCCGCGATACCTCGTGGGCACGCGATGTGGCCAAGAGCGCGGCCAACGGCTTCCCCTGGCAGGCGAGCATCGGGGCGGCCGTCATTGATGCGGAGTTCGTTCCCAATGGCCAGGTCGTGACCGTCAACGGCCGTACGTTCACGGGACCGCTACACGTGGTCCGGGAGGCCATGCTCAAGGAGATTTCTTTCGTGGACAGCGGAGCCGACACCAACACGTCTGCGAAGATCGCAGCCAGGACAAAGGAGACCGAATCAATGGACGACAGCAAGACTGCTCGCAACACCGACGTTCAGAAAGACGCCGTGCAGGACGCGCCCGCTAAGGAAGCGCCGGAAACGGAAGAACCCAAGCAGGAGGAACCGAAGCCCGGTGAACCCAAGGAAGACCCCGGAGCCCCCGCTCCGACGCCGGCGACTGTAAACGCTTCGGCGGCAGACGACGACCCCGCCTGCCTTTCGGAGAGGCAGGTAGCCGAGATGCGCCAGCAGATGGCTGCCGAGATGCGGCGCGTCGAGGTGATCCGGAAGCTGTGCGGCGGCAAGCACCCCGACATCGAGGCGAAGGCCATCGAAGAGGGATGGAATGAGACGAAGACCGAACTGCACGTCCTGCGCGCCAGCCGGCCAAAAGTTCGGACCGTCAGCGTCCCGCAGCGGCCGACCGGCCCGGAAGTGTTCGAAGCCGTGGCGCTCATGGCGTCCGGCGTGCCGATGTCGAGGGTCGAGGCGGCTTACCAGGCACCCGTGCTCGAGGCGGCGGAGAAGCTGCGCGGCGTCGGCGTGCAGGAATTCTGCGAACTGGCCTCCGGCCGGCAACTGCCGCGCTTCCGTCGCGACGCCACCGGTTGGCTCCAGGCAGCCTTCAGCACCGCGAGTCTGCCCGGCATCCTCAGCAACATCGCAAACAAGATGCTCCTGGAGGGCTACAACTACATCGAGGACGCTTGGCGGCAGGTCTGTAAGATCGCAAGTGTGAACGACTTCAGGGAGCACAGCCGCTACCGGATGGCCGGCAGCTTCAGGTTCGAGCAGGTCGGTCCAGACGGTGAGCTGAAGCACGGCAAGGTCGACGAGCAGAAGTACGGCCAGAAGGCGGACACCCACGGGATCATGTTCGCACTGACCCGGCAGATGATCATCAACGACGACATGGGCGCCTTCACCGACATCCCCCGCCAGATCGGCATGGGAGCAGCGGAAGCCATCGCCGACGCGGTGTGGGGCCTGCTGCTCAGCAACCCGACGCAGTCCGACGGCAAGGCGTTCTTCTCGACCGACCACAAGAACTACTCGGCGGGCGCTGATACGGCGTTGACCGTGGACGGCCTGACCGACGCCGAAGTGATGTTCGGCGAGCAGACCAAGCCCAACGGCCGGCCGATGGGCATCCCGGCGAGCATCCTTCTGGTGCCCACGGCACTCAAGGTGCCGGCAGAACTTCTGATGACCTCGCTTCAGCTCAACGAGACGACCACTGCCAACAAGGGCAAGCCGTCGGCCAACCCGCATGTCGGCAAGTTCGAGGTCGTCAGCTCGGTCTACCTGGCCAACACGAGCTTCAGCGGCGCCAGTTCGAAGGCGTGGTACCTGCTGGCCGATCCCAATCGCCTGCCGGCCATTGAGATCGCGTTCCTCAACGGCGTGGATCGTCCGACGGTGGAGAAGACCGACGCGGACTTCAACACCCTGGGCATCCAGTTCAGGGGCTACATCGACTTCGGCGTACGGGAGCAGGACTGGCGGGGCGCTCAGAAAAACAAGGGCGAGGCTTGATCGTCGTGACGCGCGGCCCCTGCCTGCCGGCAGGC